GAGGCACGTCCCCTCGGGTGTCGAACGTACCACCGACCTCGTACCGCCGACCGTTGTAACGGAAGGGGTAGAGGACAGCGAACGCCTGCACCTTGAGGGGTGCCCTGCGATCAGCAGCGGACATCAGGCAACCGCGTTGATGAGGATCGAACCCAGCTCGGGAGCGATGACTTTCTGGTCGTAGGCCGACTCGATCTCGATGCGACGAGAAGCCGTGTGGGGCATCTCGAAACGCTTGATGCGAGTACCGGCAGCCGAAGCACCAGAGAAGCCCTGCCACGCGAAGGTGTAGCCCGCCGAGGGGGTGTAGCGGCCCGGACGCTCCGGGACGTACAGCATCAGCAGGTTCTTGCCGTACAGGAAGTCGAAGTCATCGGTAGCGCCCTCGACCGCCGCGTTGTAGATCGCGGACGGAACAAGGATGCGGTCCACCTCAAGCAGCTCGGCAAGGTTCTGCTGGAGAACCTTGGCCGGGCCACTGGTCTGACCACGGTTGAGGCGGTCAACGAGATCCGGGTGGTTCTTGAGCTGCTGCCACACACGCGGACCCATGACGATGGTGTTCGGGGCGAAGCCCGTCAGCTCCATCATGTCCACACGCTTGCTCTCGATCAGGCCCAGCGGATCCGAGTTGGTGTAATCGCTGAACTGGGCGGTGCCCGAAAGCGTCTGCTCGCCCGTCCAGATGCTCGCACCAAAGAAGGTGGTCGCCCAGTTGCGGTCGCGGTTGATGCGAGCCGCCTGAGCGAGAAGCATGGTGGCCTCAAGGTCGAGATCCACCTCCTCGTCAGCGTTCTCCTCCGTCTGCTCGTCGATGTCCACAGCGAGGCTGTAAACGTCGGCGTAGTACGGAGTGGTCGAGGTGCTGTAGCCGATGGTGCTCGACTCAGCGCCCGGAGCACGCTTGTTCATCTCGTCCCGCTGGAACGAGCCGCGATCATAGGTCCGGTACAGGTCGGACTGCTTGTTGACGGGGATCACCGGGAACACGGAGTCCGCGATGAAGCCCTCTTCGGACATGACCGCCACGCTCATGTTGGTGAGCGTGCGATCAACGTGAACGGCGCTGGGAGTCGGCTGCGCCTTGGTAACCGGCTGGCTGAACTTCATTGTGATTTACCTCCAGGATCAGGCGAGGATGTGCTCGCTCAGAAGCAGCACTTCGATGATCTCGCCAGCAGCGGAAGCCGCCTGGAGAGCAGTGCCTTGAACGTGATCGCCCGTGGCCGCCGTGATGGCACGACCCGAGGCGTCGGACTGGACCTTGGCGTCCTGAGCCACCGCAGCACCAGCCACGATCTTGACGATCTGGCCGTCGCTACAAGCGACTTCCACGGCCTTGCCTTGGGCATCAGCCGGGGTGATCAGCACGCCCGCGCACGAGCCGCCAGCGGTGTCCTGTTGGACAACCTGACCGCTCGACAGTTTGACGAAACGGAACTGCGCCGAGGACAGGTCAGCACCCGCCTCGAACGTAAGGCACCGCTTTTTGTTCATAGAAGCCATGATTGGTTCCTCCGTGGTTATCAGCGGGTCTGAGCGTAAAGGGAACGACCCTCAGCGGTGCTCAGAACCGCGAAGAGGGCTTTGTCACTGGACTCACCAGTCTCGGCAACGCGCTTGCTGACGAGTTCATCGAGCTTGGTTTCCGCGTCAACAGCAGAGGCAGACTTGGCAGCCGTGCCCAGGCTCTTGAAGACGGCGCTTCCGCGCTCGTTGGCGGCCTTCAGGATCTCACCCACAGCGCCGCGAACCGTCTCGTCGGTGATGGTGTCCACAGCACGAAGCAGGGCCACCTTGGCAACATCATCGCCAGGAAGGTTCTCCAGCTCCGACTCGGCACGCTTGGCAAGCAGTTCGTCGGCGCGGGCGGCCTTCTCAACAGCAAGCTCACGAGTCGCCTCGTCGGCTTGCTTGGCAAGACGAATCACCAGCTCACCCGCACTTTTGCGGATCTCAGTGCCGTCGATGCAGGTGTAGGCGACCGGATCGGCCTCCTGCGCCTTCTCGACGAGACGCTGGCGCTCGTCATCGGACTTGGTGATAAAGGCATCGCGCTCCTCACCTTCAGCAAGGTTATTGGCGAACGCCTTTTGAGCGTCGGTCAGTTGACCATACGCCTTGGCGAGCTGCAACTCGGCCTGGAGGGCGTCAAGCTGCTGATCGACCGCCTGCTCGCTGACGGCATCGGTTTGTTTGGTCATGGTTTCTTCCTCAGTTCGACCTTTGGAACCGGCATCAGGACCGGCGGAATCAGAATCAGACATTTGGGTCATGCTTACTTCGTGAGTATGTCCATCGGCCATGCCAATGGTAATACTCCCGTCTTCGTTCAATACCCACGGATGGTGATGACCCATTTCGTCATCCGGGGCGAAGTCGTGAGTGCTCTGACCACCTTCCGCATCCAAATGGATGAGGTGAGAGTGACCATTCACAACAGAGAGGAGGTGGAATGCTCGCTTCTCTGTGCGCTCTGCTCGGAACTGCTGATTGGCAACCGCAGTCCTCTGTGCTTCGTCGGGGAACTCCTTACGGGCCTCTTCGTCAGCCATGAAGCGACTAACAAAGTCCGCCCGCGACTCACCCTCTTTGGGAGCCGGAAGGACCTTCATCGCATCCTCGCCCTTGGCAGCACGAGGATGCCCCTTGGGAAGCAGATCGTTGTCCGTGGTGTATTTCGAGTTCTTGGGAGAGCCCGTCTTGACCAGATGGAGGAAGGCGTTGACACGAGCCATCGCCCACTGGTTGCGCGACTGGGCGCGGGCGCTGGTCGAGTACGCACCAGCACCTCGGCGGTAGACCGCCTTTAGCATCCCGAGAGTGACCTTTCGATCGCTGCCCTCGTTGTGGCCGCTGACCTTGTTCTTGAGGGCCGTCTCGACAGAATCACTGATCGAGATACCTCCGCGAGAATCACTTGCAGGAACCTTCGGGGTTGCGGTCGCTGCCACGACGACCCGTGCCAGGAGGATCTTCGGCTTTGTAGTCGTAGCCCTTCTCCTCCTCGTCATCGTAGTCGTAACTTTTCTCCTGGTCCTCGTCCTCGTCGTCTGAGTTAACGCTTGAGGATCGTCACTTTGGCATGAGCCTGAGCCGGGAAATCAACACCGCTGATCTCCTACCAACTCAAACTCCTCCATGATGCGCTGCTCAGTCATGCAGGAACGTCCTTGATTCGTTTGCCGCCAATGCTGAAACCCCGAAGCTCACCCGACTTGAACTTCTCAAGCATTTCGGCGTCCGGGGCCATGCCAATAATCAGGCCCGTTCGGTCAGGATCCTGGATCCCCAGAGACTTGGCGATCTCTTCAGTGAACGGGAGCATGAAGACGACGGTTCCGCGATCACCGGAAACGTGCATCTCCCTGGCGACTCGTGCGCCTTTGGCAAAGTTGGTCGCGGCCTTCAACATTGACTGCTCCGGGATATGATCACCCTGGAGGTCAAAGTAAGGTTGGCCCATTTCCTTGCAGATGATAGCCCATCCAAAGACGAGCCCAAGCTCGTCGTGAACCTTGGCGACTTCGCAGTTGAGCTGAAATGAGTCCGTCATTCCATCCGTAGTAGATACCACTATACCATCCTCAATCAAGTCTGTCCAATCTGATTCTTTATTAGCGGCATCCTTTGTAAAGAAGTCATCAGGATCTCCGGGAGCTTGGCGAACGTCTCGCGGACCTTCGTGACAGAACTTCAAAACCCCTTCGCGGCGAAGCACGCCATTCGCCCAGCGGCGACCAGCATCCCCACCCCACAGGAGCCAAGCAATCATGCCAGCTCCAGGCTCGCCCGACTCCGTGCGACTGTCCTTGTTACGCTCGTGACGCTCGAAGAAGGCCCGCATCCGGCGAATGGTCGCCAGTGACAGGCTCTTGCCGTTGGCAAGATCACGAGCCCGCGCCACGCCCGACCGGATGCCCTGACGGCCCGCTTCCTGGGTCGAGAGGCCGCCTCGACCGTACCTCTCGCGCATCTCCAGGCCACGCTTGGCGTTGCTCTGTACGCCCTTGGGGGGCTTGAACGACTTTTTGTCCATCAGGCTTCAGCCGGAACGGCATCCATAGCGAATCGAGTAGTCAGAACGCAACGACACTGGATTGTCTCCGATCCCGGAGCGTCAATGTCTCCCGGATATCGGATCAGGTTGCCCGCACCGGACAGGAAAGGCTGGCCGATAGGGCGCTGCTGGCCGTGCATGAATGAATGCGAGTTTCGCACCCGTTCGTCCGTGGCGGTGATCCACTCCTGCACCAGCTCGTCCGCGTCCAATACGCCCTCTGAGATGGCCTGCCGATACGCCTCCTGAGCCCCCTCGTGGACGGATCG